ATAATTATTTAGATGACAATACGGTAATGGGAATGATTGAGGCGGAGTTTCAAAAGCAAAACTCTCCAGATTCTGCTGGCGTTCAATCTGTTTTTAGAAATTTGCAAACAGCCATGCAACAAGGGCAACAAATAGATATTACTTCATTAATTCAAAATTTAGTTAAACAGTATATTATGGCGAACAACATTCAAGATGGAAATTTGGAGCATAACATAAACATGACTCAAAACACAGCTAAATCTAAGCCATTCAATATGAAGAAAGCTCAAATGATGGGGATTCCAGATGGCGGAGGCTTCATGGATACTCCTGATGAAACAGGAGCTAATGAGCCTGTCGAAATGACTGGCGATAGGATGGAAGATGAACTTCAAGGTACTGAAGATGCCAATAAAATCCAAGATGCAGCAGAACTTAGAGATTGGTTGCTTGAAATAGGAGACCATCAACAAGTTTCTCAAATATTAAGAGATCAGATTGATGCAAATGAATTAGTAAAACTTCCAAGCGGGAATGAGAAACCTAAAATGGATGTAATGGATAATATTTTAAGCGATTTTTTCAATCCAGAAAATGTTGATCCTAATGATAAATTAATAGATGCTCAAAAACTATTTGATTACGGTTTACCCGGATCAATGAAAGCTGTTGTTGCCGATAATGAATCAACTTTTGATACAGAGACTACTGCTATGACTAAAGCTCACGATACAATTAAAAAAATGGCTCAAGATTATGGTAAGAAAGCAGCTAAAGATTCTAAGTCACCTTTTAATCTTAAAACTGCTCAACATAAATCATTAGATAATGCACTACTTTGGGGACCGGGACAAACTAAAGTAGACCCGTTTTCTCGTCAACCCGTTTCTGATTGGCATATTGTCGAAAGGAATAAAGGCTTTGGTCTTGTTGTTGATGATGTTTGGAATATTGATTGGGAACGTATTTGGCGTTCTACCATCATGGACAAATACAGTAGACCATATAGAAACAAAGAAGGCAGTTGGGTTGGTGGATACATTCAAAAACGCTTTGAAGTTGATAAATACATTCCCGAAACCAATAACTATCAACTTAAACCCGGTGAACGTCGTAAGCCATTCCTTCCAGAATATAGCTCCACTGAAGCTCGTCTTGAAGCTATGAGAGCTAAAGAAGACAGAGGTTATGGTCCTATGTCTTCAGGCGAACCTTTTAATTGGAAAGAAGCTCAATCTAAAAAAAAAAGTGATCTAAATGAAGGTTCTGGCTTAATATCTGGAGGCAGACCTACAGAAGACCCTTTTAAAATGCCCGGTGATGAGCCTGTAAAAATAAATGAAATTCATCAATGTAATTTCTGTAGTTCTCAACTAGCTTCCCCTCCACCAGCTAAATGCCCAAACTGCAATAGTCCTATATCTAGCTCAACAACTCAGTTAAAGGGCAAAATACAACCCAATCAACCTAATGCTCCGGGACAACCCACTGTTGCTCCTCAGAAGCCTATCTATATTCCCGGAAAAAACACTCCTGTAATAACTAGTTCTAAAATAGTTGAGTCTAAAAAGAAGCGTAAATCAAGATTGGCAGAAGACAAATTAAAAGAAATTCCTAAGGCTGATGAGAACTATATTTCTGAATTAGAAACCAAACCAGCCATTGATCCTTTTAACAATACTTTTAATAAGTCAAAGAAAAATAACGATTTAGGTCGAAAAGATAGGTGGTGTAATGATAGTTGTGGAAGAGCCGACGATGAAACAAAAGCAGCAACTGATGCTCTTGCTATCGATGGATAATATTTTAACGACTGGAATTAAAAAATGGTATTAAGTTTTAACGGAGCGAATGATCCCAAAGTCAAGCGATTAAAATCTATCGCTTCTGGTGGAATTACGGTTGATAAAGAAGTTACACCAGAATCTAATTTCGCTAAGAGTGTATCAATAAGTCATAGTTTTAGTAAGACGGCTCAAGCATTGGGAGCTTCATCAAATGTTATGATGACGCAACCTATGTTCTTTTCTCCGCTACATACCCCACAAAACTGGCAGATAGCGTCAAAAAGAAGAGAATCATATCAATGGTGTAGATTTTACTATTCTAACGAATCAATTGTTGCTGCTGGTGTAGATTTTTATTCGCACTTCCCAATGAATGGGTTCAAACTTGAATGTCCAAATAGAAAAATTCTGCGTTTTTATGAAGAATTCTGTAAAGACATAAATTTAGAACAAGTTTTAAAATACATTTCTCATGAATATTTTTTATTAGGAGATGTTTTTCCTTTCCTAGAAATTGCATGTAAAAACTGTAACGGATCAGGTGTTCTTCCTTCTGGAGATAGTTGTAATCACGAAGATGGTACTTTCAGAAGAGTAGTTGTATTAAATCCAGATCATATTGATGTTCAAGGCAATGTTTTAGGTTCTGATCCTGTTATATCCTTGGTTCCTGATGAAGAATTAAAGATGGTAGTTAGCAGAAGATGGCCGGAGGAAGTATTTAAGAAAATTCCTCCTAATTTAGTTGATGCTATTTCTTCTGGAGTTCCACTAACCTTATCAAACAGAAGTGTTAGTCATATTAGACATAACGCAAGTCCATATGGAACGTATGGAGAATCTATGCTAAGACGATTGTTTACTATTCTTGCTTATAAAACAAAGATAATGACCGCGAACTGGATCGTAGCTGAAAGGCTTATTTTACCTATTCGAGTTGTTAAGATTGGAGAGAAAGATAGACCTGCAACAGAGTCAGACATTTCTGATGTTCAAGCTCAGTTAGCTCAGATTGCAAATAATCCCAATCTTACCTTAGTTACTCACCATGCTTTTGATTACGATTGGGTGGGTGCTTGTTATTCTAATGATACTGAGATATTAACAGAAAATGGATGGAAATATTTTTCAGAATTATCTCATAACGAAACTGTAGCCACATACAATTCAGATACAGAAAGTATGGAATATCAATATCCTACGGAATATTATACTTATGAATATGACTCTAAAAAGAATGGTGAAATGTATCACTTTAATCATAAATCACTAGATTTATTAGTTACGCCTAATCATAGAATGCTAATTAAAAGAAAAAATAAACTTCAAGAAGTTTATTCTCAAGATATAAAAAACGATGATAAATTTATAAGTGAATTAAATTGGAAAGGATCAAAACCTCCTGTTTCTCCTCATTTAGACAGTCCGTTAAGTCATTTAAAATTAGAAGAATACTTAATATTAGCAGGACACTATGTTTCTGAAGGTGGAGTTCAAAAAAATAAAAAACTTAGTAAAAAGAAACAAGAACAAGCCTGTGTATCTAGCCAAAATATTAATAGCCCTATTTATGGAGATATGTTGTTTTTAGCAAAAAAAACAAAAGATACAGTTTATGAATATCTTGATGAAAGATATGAAGAAAAATGTTCATTTTTCAAAATAAATAGTTCTCATATAGCTAGACATATGTCTGATAATTTTGGGGACCACTGTCATACTAAAGAAATTCCAAGTTGGATTAAAAACTTACCTAAAGAATATTTACAAATTTTCCTAAATGCAGCAACGGATGGAGATGGGGCAGCTAGAGCATCTAGAAAAGACAAAAATCACAATAGATATGCTTATACTTCTACTTCCAAAAAACTAATAGACGATATGTCCGAAATTGTATTAAAATTAGGATATATGCCGCTATTGGGTAAAGAAGAAAGAAAAAATAAAGAACACGCTTTATGCTATAGACTATATTGGGCTGAAAGAAGAAAAGAAGTTATGATAAATATTCGTAAAAAGAATATTTTAAGAGAATCATATAATGGGTTAGTCCATTGTGTTAAAGTTCCTAATTCTTGGTTAATTGTTAGAAGAAAAGGGCGTATATCAATTTGTGGAAACTCTGGTAAAATACACAACATAACAAGTGAATTAGAGCAAATAGGAAAAGAGATTCTTGACGGTTTAATGATCAATCAAGCTTTGTTGAGCGGTGATGCGGCGTCGTATAATTGTCATGATAGTGAAACTTTAACTTTAACTGATTCTGGATTTAAAAAGCATAATAAAATAAACGAAAACGATAAAATAGCATGCTACAATCCCGATACGGATGAAATAGAATATCATAATTACATATCAAAACATATATATAAATACAATGGTAAGATGATGCATTTTAAAAATAACATGATAGATATTATGGTTACTCCAAACCATAGAATGTGGAACAAACCTAGAGACCATGAAGACTATAAGATTTTACGTGCAAAAGATGTAAAAAATAGAAGTTATTTTAAATCAAGAGTATCCAGTTTTAAAGGAGAAGATCAACAATTTATAAAAATTGGTAAAGAAACTTATGATATGGTAGATTTTTGTAAATTGGTTGGGTGGTATATCAGCGAAGGTTCTGTTGCTGAAGAAAAAAGACCTGAAAGAACACAAAAAACGACCACCGTACATGTTCATCAGTCTAAAAATAATTTCAGAAATGACATAGATGAGTTATTTAGCGATTTATTTGAAAATCACTATAAAACATCAAGTACTATATCCGTTTATAAACCTGATTTAGCAGAATGGTTAGAAAATAATTGTGGCAGACATTCTTATTTCAAAAAAATACCAACTTGGATAAAAAACTTAGATAGTAAATATTTACAAGAAATATTAAAAACATACATAAACGGAGACGGTAGTTCTAGCGACAAAAGATACGCTACAGCAACCACTTCAAGTGACTGTTTAGCCAATGATATAGAAGAAATCGCCTTTAAATGCGGATGGTCTGTTACTAGAAATATGCGAAAAGCTAAAGATGCAACTAGAGGAAACTTAAATAAAAATGGTGTTGAATATGTAACTAAAAAAGATCAGCATATTTTACATATCTCCAAAGGCAAAAAAGGAAATGATGTTATTTTGGATTCTAGAGATAAAAAATATCCAAACAGTATAAATGAAGTTCAATATGATGGTATTATATATTGTTTCACTGTTCCTCATGGTCTTTTTGTCACCAAAAGGAATAATAAAATAACAATTCAAGGTAATTCTGCACAGGTAGGCGTTGAAGTTTTAATACGTCGTTTAGAGAACTGGAGAAACTCATTAAAAGAATGGGTAGAAACTCATATTTTTCTTCCTTTAGCTATGATGCAAGGTTTTTTCGATGAAGAAGCAACAAAAGAATTAGGCAGACCTATTTATCAATATCCTAAATTAAAATGGAATGATCTTAACCTTAGAGATAATTCAAATAAGATTCAAATAATGATGTCAGCATATGACAAGCAGATGGTTTCTATGCAGACTGTTTTAGAAGAAATGGATTTAGATTATGATACTGAAATTCAAAGAATGAGAGAAGAACAGGTTATAGGTTTAGCTTCAGGATTAGTGAATCCTCAAGCTCAAGATGGCGGCATGGGCGGAGGAATGGGAAGTCCTATGGGCGATGGAATGGGCGGCGGTGGACCTATGGGTGGCGGCGATATGGGAATGGAAGGAGCAATGGGCGGCGGTGGACCTATGGGAGGAGGCATGGGAGGAGACATGGGTGGCGGCATGGGTGGCGGCATGGGAGCAGCCGCTGGCGGAAACACACCTTTTATTTCCAAAAAGGGTAAAGGCAAGAATCCTCAAGAAGATCAAGTTCAGCCTGTAACCAAACCTATCAAACTTACTTCTTTAGAACAAAAAATGTATAAAACTTTAGAAGATATGAAAATACCATATCAACTTTATGTTCAATATCAAGTAGCAACTCCCGGAAGCAGACAACCATACTTAATGGATTTTGCATATCCTTCTGTTGGAGTAGGTATAGAAACTGATGGAGACATGTGGCACGATAGTGAAGAACTTCAACAAAGAGATCAACAAAGAGATCAGAAACTAGCCAATGTTGGTTGGAGAATATTAAGATTTAAAGAAGATGCCATATCTGATCACATAGATACAATAAGATCAATTGTTCAAGAAAACATAGTTGAAGCGTCTAAGGATATAAAAGAAAGATATAAAAAATCCAATATGAATGAGGAAGATTTTATTAAAATGTCATCTACAGAAACATTTTTCAAGGGAAAATCTTTAGATAACTTGAATATCTCATATAAGAGTTTGCCTGACAACTTAGGCGAAATTATATTCATAGAGAACCCTTCTGAGATTTAATATGTTTAATTTATCCAAATACGCTGGTCCACATAGAATTAAAGATAGAATGATTAAGTGGGAAGAGAGCTATCAAAAACGATCCAAAAAGCTTAAAGAGCGTTTTGAAAATCAATTGGGCTATGGATCATATCGTAGGTGGGAAGGGCATGATTCTACAACAGATGGAGATTATTTCATTGTTGTTGGTCCTGCTAAAACAAAAGAATTAAAGAAACGTTTTTTTGTTGGAATCAAAAGGTATCCTGAAGGCGAAAAAAAACATGGAGAAGAATTTGCTCCTTACGGAGAATATTATTCTACCCTTTTTGGAGCATTAAGTCATGCTGCGGAAAAATGGGGAGTACCGTGGCCTAAAGGTCAACATAACATTACTAAAGAAGATTTAGAGCCAGTTGATATTCCTCGACATGTTAGAGGGTAAAAAAAAAGAAGGTAATTAACTCAATTACTTACAATAATTTATAGCAATCTAAATATCTAAAATGAGATTTATATGTCTTTCTTAAAGCAAGCTTACAGTTCAAATGATCAAATATCCATATCTGCCCTAAATAAACCTGAAGGGTGGGATATTTACAACATGGATAATGTGAAATTCGCCTCAATATCAAAAGATAAAAGTCAAAATGGACTAAAAGAAAGCTTGGGCGGATTTAATCTCAAACAAGCTGTTACTAAATATCCTGATCACCTATTTGTTAAAATTTTTGCAATTAAAGCAAATGAAGTTAATGATAATGGAGATTACTTCCCTAGGGAAGAACTAAAAAAATCAGCACAAACTTTTGTCGGCGTACCTATGTTCTGCAATCATCAAAATGATGATATAGAAAAAGCAAGAGGCGAATGTGTTCACTCTTGGTATGATGATAAAAGAGATGGAATCTTTATTATATCTCGCGTAGATAAAGTTGCATACCCTAAATTAGCTAGAGGCATTGAGGAAAATTATATCAATGGAACCTCAATGGGTACTGCCGTAGATTATTCCTTATGTTCTGCTTGTCACAATCTGGCTCACACAGCAGATGACTACTGTAGCCATGTTAAAGAGAGACGTAATAGAAAAATTAGCGGAAACTATAATTGCGAATATCATCACAGTAATTCTAGTCCAGTAAACGACTGCTTAGTATGCGGTAGTAAAAATGGCGATACTAAAAAACTCGCTCATAATGATCAAAAAGTATTTGAATACAACTATGGTCTTAAATTCATTGAAGATTCATTTGTTGTCAATCCAGCATGTCATGATTGTTTGATAGATGCCATATTGCACAAACCTGCTTTTGAAAAGAAAGTAGCAGAATTAAGTGATAAAGTTAACAAAATAGTTAAAGCAGCACAATGTGATGGTAGCTGTTCTTTGAAAAAAGAAGCTGGAGTTGAAGAGTTAAATTCTCTCAAAGAAGCCATGAACAGTATGGAACAAGTTACTAAAAGTATGTTAGCTCAAAAGGAACATATTTCAATGGCTTATGTTTCGGACTTAGTAGAGGCTATGGAAAAAGTACAAGATTTAGTTGATGAATTAACAGATATGGGTTATACACAACTTCCTTCTCCCAATATTGCTGCGGGTGGGAATGAAAATGTAGAGACAACTCCTCAACCTGCTCAACAGCAAGCTCCTCCTCAACAAGAAGCTCCTACTCCTTCTGGGGGGTCTATTTCGAGCATGCCCGGTATAGGAAGTATTACAAAACCTAAAATTTCAAGCAATTTAGATATTTTAGAGAAGGATTCTGTAGAAAACATATCGTATATAGAAAGCGAGGCTCTATCTTCTATAAGATTTGCGTCTAAAGCAAATATTCTTCAAGAGAAAAAAATGTCAACAACCTCCGTATACTCAGATAAAAATAACGCCGTTTCATTTGATGGTTCTCACGTAGTTGAAGCCATGAACGATAAGGTTTTGAAAGTTTCCAGTTTGTCAGAATTTGACAAGGATTTTCAAAATCTTATTTCTAATAATTTTGAATCGGCAGCAAAGACACTTAAACAAAATCGTGAGACTAAGGAGTCCTCAAAAATGGCTGACAATGAAAAACAGGCGTCTATTGGACCTAACAGTGATGACGACTCTTCTCAAGGAGAAGTAATTACTGAAAAGCAACTTAGCGAGAATAAAAACGTTGAGTTGCATCCTAGAACCGGAGATGCCTTTGAAGGTATCACCGAAAGTAAAGAACAAATCGGAGGCAATGAGCGTCTGAATCAAACTTCAACTGAAAGTCCTCAAGTACGTAAAGGCACTTACGATACTATCACTGAAGACCAATTGGATACTATTACTAGCGGACATATCGCTAGATGGAAAGATTGGCAAGATGTCATTACTGAAAAGCAATGGAATGATTTTAGTAGATCAGTTGCCTCAACTTTATCTACTGATCAAACTGAACATATAACTGAAGCTCAGTTGAAAGACCTTCTTTCTAGTCATAAGTTCGTGGGAACCTATGAAACTATTACAGAAGATCAACTTAAGAATCAAGAACTTGGTATTAAGAGATGGGCTTCTAAAGATTATGCTAAAAAACTTGTTAGAGTAGCTACTGAAGTTATCTCTGATGCAATTAGTAAATTCAGCAAAACTCCTGAAGACATCAGTAGAGTTTCTGCATTAATTCAAGATGATAACGAAGTTAAAAGCAAAGTCGCTTTCTTAAGCGTTTTAAACTCTCTTCCTCATAAAAAAGAAGACAGAATATCTTTAGCTAATAACGTTTCATATTTCCGCAAAAAAGCTTCTAAAAGCATTGAAGCTCCAGATCAGTATGATGCAGTCATTCTTGCTGTAGCCAATAATGCTCAGCATGGATTGAAATCAGAAGATGTTTTAGATTCTGTAAGCTATGTCTTGCGTAGTAAAGAAGCTATGCAGAAAGTAGATGCCCTTGTTGAGAAAAAACTTAACAACACAGAAGCATCGGTTGCTGTTGTTGATAAATTTGCAGCTATGGATGATGCTATTGATGGTCTTGACGGAAGATTTAGAATATATGCTTCTGTTGATGAAATCAAATCAAATACTAAAGATCAAAAGAAATTCATCGAAGCATGTACAAAATATGCTCAGTCTGAATTGAGTTCCGATAACGCTATTGTTATTCGTATTGAGCTTGACCCAGATGGCGTTGATGGCGGCGTTGCTGTTGAAGGCGTCGAAGATGAATCGTTCTTAGGGGAAGACGAATGTCCTTGTGATGCTTTCGATATGGGCGGAATGGAAGAAGAATCTTGCGATGTTGATCTTGGAGATGAAGACCTTGGCGATGATGTTCTTGGCGATCTTGCAAGCGAAATTTCTGGAGAAGATGATTTAGGTCTTGAAAGCAAAGAAACTATGATGGGAAGTTTTGCAAGTAAAAGAGCTGCAAAACGCGAAAGCATTAAGAAAGAAGCTCAAATGTTCGGCGGCGAAATGGGTGGACAAGGTGGAGCAGGTCAAGCTCCCGGTGCTGGAGCAAGCTTACCTCAGCCTCCTATGGATGCTGGTCAAGGAATCGAAGCTCTTAATCAAGATGTTGGAATGGAAAATGAAGAAGGAGCAGGAGATGGAGATTTGACTCCACTTCCACCCGGCTCCATTTGCCCTGTTTGCGGAACTGAAGATGTTGATGTAATTGATGGTAAATTTAAATGCAACAATACCGAATGCGGTGCTGAAGGTAATCTTGAAGTTAATGTTAAGGTTATTAAATGGCCCGGAACATTTGACAATGGAGCAGAAGGCGAAGAAGGCGAAGAGTTGGAAGAAGGTTTCGGAGAAGGCGAAGGATTTGAAATGCCTGAAGGTGGAGAGACTCCTCAGATTCCTGTTGCTGCTTCAACCAAAATTACTCCTCATATGCTACAAAAATTAGCAGAAAGAAAAATAGAACTTGGTTCTATTAGTCCTGCAACCGGAACTGCAAACACTGTTAAGCTCTCTAATGGGTTAAGAATGTGTCTTGATACCGGAACCAAATATGTTGTAGCTTTTGCAGTTGATCCTAAACGTCCTAAGTCTGTTCACGCTCAATGGCGTTGGACTCCTAAATTTGCTGGTAAAGAATGTTCATCCTGCAAACGTTCTTATAACAGAATAATGAAAGAGGTTACTGCTCAAGGCTTTACGGAGCAAACTTTTAATCAACTTACTATTGGCGAAAAAACTGACGTTATCATGAAAGTTAAAGCCAATAAACAATCCACATTAAACAAAACAGCTAGTAAAGATGGTTCTGTTCTTGAATCATACAAAACAGCTTATTCAATTGAAGGAAATGATTTCCCTCTTGAAGGTTGCCGCGAAAAATTAGCTCGTAGATATGGCGAAAATTCACTAGCTCTTAGCGGTCCTTGCGAAGGTAAACCAATCCATGATTGCGTTTGCAATAGCTTGAAAAACGCTGGACTTTATACAGACCAATTGGCAATTAAAGTTGCCAATGTTTGGAAAGACACTTCCGGAGATGAAGATTGCGTAGAACATCAAGTTCGCTCTGGACATAATGTTAGAGCTTCTGTTTCTAGATGCGAATCTCTTAAACAAGCTTTGGCACTTCCAATTCATAGATTGGCTGACGAATTAGAAGGTCAATACCCTTCACCTGAAGGCTTCGGAGATGAAGGCGATGTTGGTGTTGAAGTAGGAGATATGGACAGCCTTGATGATCAAGGCGGCGAATTTGATCCTTTTAACGATACAGATGCTGAAGTTTCTGATGGAACTTTAAGCGTTGAACTTCCTCTTGATGTTTTAGAACAAATTGATGAAGCTATTGATATTGCTAAAGGCGAAGACCCTAATTTAGAAGATCATCATCAAGAAGAAATTCCTGATGGTTCCGCTGAAATTGACGTTCCTATTGATGCTATTGATTCTGTTGAAGATGCAGCAGAAGAAGTTATTGATGGAGTTGTTGATCAGCATTCTCCTGAAGAAGATGATGGTATTGTAGAAGATTTTGGCGACGATGAAGATTTAGATGAAGGAAATGATCCAGAAGTTCCAGTAAATGATGAATTCAAGGAAGGACATGATAGAGATGATGAACATGAAGAACACGATCACGAAGAACGCGACCATGACCGTCATTCCGAAAGAGACTTTTTAGAGGCTTCTAATATGCGTAGCAATTTTGGCAAAACTGGTAAAATTTCCTTAGACCTTAATGATCTTGCAAAGACAATTGAAGCTCAAAGTAAACCAATTCGTCAAGAAAATGTTCAAGACTCACCTGAAGCTGGAGATTACTCTGCTGGAGAAGACGGTTCCACTATGGGGCATGAAGCTCCTCCTAAAGCTGGTAAACCAGACATCCCTAGAAATAAAGCAACAATGGGTCATGAAGATGATGATCTTAATCCTCAAGACAAACCTCAACCTGAAATTCCTGTTGGTTCCAAACCTATGGGACATGAAGAAGAACAGGGTTACACTGGAGGAGACGATAGATATACTGGCGGCGAAGATGGAGCAGGTAAATCAGCATCTTCCGATGAAGATTACATTGAAGCAAGCTTGCAAGAAGAACTTGCATCAATGAATGGTTTTGGTAATCCTAGAAGCAGATTTGATAAACTTATCGAAAATGTTGTTGAAGCTCAATCTAAGAAATTAGAAAGTCCTGAACCAATTGATAAAGATAAAGATATTCAACCTGTTCAAGATAATAAAGATTTAAGTTCAACTCCAGAAGATTCCAAAATTACACCTAGAGAAGATGCTGATCAAAAAGCTCTTCAAAATGTAAAAGGAAAAGGAAATGAAAGCATGATGGGTCATGAAGATGAAACTCTTGGCGGCAAGCCTGATTCTCCTGAAGACCATCCTGAAATTCCTTCTGGTAAAGCAACAATGGGTCATGAAGATGAAAATGACATCGATCCTGAAAAACAAACTAAAAATAAAGGCACTGTAATTGCTAGTAGCGATTCAGAATCCGAGGCTAATAATGAGGCATTTCGCGTAGCTGCTCGCATGGTTCAGGCTGGAACAATTCAACCTGATCAAATGCAAACAAAAATTGCGGAACTCTCTCAATACAAACCTGCTCAAATCAAAGATATTGAAAAATCTTTGTTCACTGGCAAAAAAGGATTCACCACAGCGTCGAGGGGTATAGAAAATGAAGCTCCTGTAATTGATGGCGAAGTTTCTAATGAAATTTATCGTTCTTCACAACCTGACAACCTTTCTGGACAATTGCAAAAGCTATTTACTTTAGCTCAAAGAAATGCTGTCGCTGAAGATGACGAAGACTTCGACCTTAAAAATGCTTACAAACGTTAACGTATGCATTATAAATAAATTTTAACAAATAATTTATAGGAAAATTAAAAATGGCTCTTATTGAATTACATCACGTTGTGCCAATCAACTTACCTGTTCACGAAACTATCAATCCTGACTTTATCGAAGGTCAATTTGCTATGCTCAACTCTGATGGCAACGCTATCAAAGCAACAGGTGCTGCAAGCACAAACGCTATTGGTCTTGTTGGAGACTCTAGTGAAGCAACCACTGGACATACTCATACTGCTGCCGATTTAACTATCGGTGCTCACGCTTCTGGCGATTCGGCTAAAACCCGTTCAACCTCCAATCGCGTTTCTGATATGTTTAATGAATCTCTCGCTTCTGGTCAAATTACTGCTTATATCGCAGGTGGCCAATTCGAAACCGATCAGTACGAAACAACTCTTGGATTAGCTCCTTTGAGCTACACTCCCGGTCAGTCTTTGTACGCATCCGCAACAGGAACTTTGACTCAACAAGCTTCTGCTAATGCACAAGTTCTTGGTTATGTTACTAAAGCTCCTAGAGCTTTCCCAAGTGGCGTTCCCGGAACAGACACTGCTGATGGTTCCCAATCTTGGGGTACTTATTTGCAGTTCATCTTGGCTCTGTAATAGCCGAGAATAAATTTTAAATTCTATTATTGCGAGGTTTGTTGTAAGCGAATTCTCGTACAAACAAAAAGGAGAAAGAAATGGCTTTCTTAAAACAAAACTTATCTGATGAACAAAAAGAAAATGTCGTTGCTCAGGCAATGGAAACTGATGAAGGGCGTACTGCTCTTGCTCAGGCTATGGTTGAACCTATCCGCAGAGCACTTGAATATCAGGCTGTCGGTCGTAAGCTTCTTATGGTTGACGAACTTCCTCAGGGTGCATTGGCTCGTTACGAACGTGACGTTGCTTCTATCGCTCACATCGTTGCACGTAGAGGTGCAGTTCCTGACCAAATTCAGGAAGGCGAAGAAATTCTTGTTCCTACTTTTGAAATCGCTGCGAACCCAACCGTTCGTCTTTCCGAAATCAAAGCTCGTCGTTTCTACATTGTAGATAGAGCACAGATCAAGGCTAAAGAAGCTATTCAAAAAGAAGAAGATAGCAATATCTTCAATGCTCTTATTGCTGCTGCCGATACTCGCGGCGATCAAGTTGTTACCAACGTCGGTAACTTAACTACTGCTTCCTTGAATACGGCTTTCCGTCTCATCGAACAGCACGACTTGGTTTCTGCTAAGATCGTTTGTCATGCAAATCAGTACGCAACTATCCGCGTATTCGGTAAAGACTTCTTCGATGAAGCTACCCAACGCGAAATCATCACCACTGGTCTCTACGGACACCTTTGGACCGCTGATATTCATGTTTCTTCAAGAATGGATTCGAATACCGTTCTTGTTGTAGCTTACCCTGAGAATGTTGGAGCTTTCCCAATCAGACAGGACATTACTGTCCTTCCTGCTGATGATCCTAAAAAATTACGCCTCGGTTGGGTAATTTATGAAGAAGTTGGAATCGTAGTCGTAAATGATTATGCTATCTCCAAAGTCGAAGTAAGTTCCGCTACCTAATAGATTTATAGCAATCTAAAAAGGGCCTCTCTGGAAACAGGGAGGTCTTTTTTTTTAGATTCTCCTTTCTCATATCACTAAAGTTTTCATCTAATATTTTTATTTCACAAACCAAGAACTTATGGAAAATAAGGCAAGATATCTCCATTGTTTTAATAGGGTTACGTCAATTTTGCAGAAAATATAATGGTTAAGCCATTGACATACATTTTGTATATGCTATAGTATGGTCTCAGTCAGGTTTATGTAACTTGACACTAAACAGTCTTCTTTTAGGAGCAAAAAAATGTCCGAAACAACTAACAATCTTCCAACTAACCCTAGTTCTAATGAATTTAAAGAATTTTCAGAAAAATTAGAGAAGGTAAGAGAATTATCAAAACAACTTAAAGTATTTGAATTTGTATGTTTACCTGAATATACAAATCCTGATAAAGCTAAAGAAAGTTTACAAGATAATTGCGAAAACGGAGACAGAACTAGAAATCTAGCTGATACCAAAAGATACGCTTTAGCTATGGCGGAAAAAAGATGGTGGCTAGGAACAGATTCTATTGCATTCGATAAAAGCAATAAGAGAATAAACGGACAGCATAGATTAGCTGCCATTATTGAATCAGATATTGGACAATGGCTCATGACAAGACGAGAAGTAGATACAAAAGAAATGGTAGTTATTGATCAGAATAACGTAAGAAGCCCTAATGATGTTATTGACACTAATCCTTTATACGCGGACTTAAAAGGACAAAGCCCATTCTATGATGCAGTAATAGTTGCTTTCTTAAGCAGTGGCTGGAGTGATGGTTCTTTAATAAAACTGGACAATGAAACCAAACTAAAACTTAGAAGACATTTTGATGAAGAGATTAAAAGTGTATGGTTGGATTTTTTTGAAGGGAAAAGACCAAGATCACTCGTAACAGCCCCAACCGTTAGTGCTGTTATGAGAGTTTATCACTATCATAAAAATGATCCAAACACAATTGCCCAAATTAAATATTTTTGTAAATTTCTACTTTTGACCAATGGGGTAGAACTAAAAGATAGAGATTTATCTGAAAAATATTTCATAGAAAACTTACCGAATGAATGGTGGAACTCTTTTGGAAAATGGAGGTCAAACACCATTATAACTAACTTACACAAATATCTTATAGAAGGCCCCAAAACAGCAGAAACTGGATCAGGTAGACTTAATACTTATTATCAAACAATAATAGCTTTAGAGTCTTTTATAAATGATCCAATCAATAATGGCAAATCATATAACATGAGACAACTTCCTAAGAAAAGATCAGTTATGAAAGAAAAGTTTCCAATTAAAGATTGGGAAAACAATAATTGGATTAAAAGTTTATATAATTCTTAAACTTTAATTAGAACATAACCCTTAAGAAGGGCTTCTCTAAACCACACAGAGAAGTCCTTTTTTATTATTAAATTGAAACAATAGTGTTTATGTTCCTCGTATACTACTATTATGGCTGAAAGAAAAATACATAATCACGAATCCAATATGCTTACAGAACTAACCTTAGAAAAGGAAGGTTTTGACCCAACATGTGTTGGTTATCAAAAGAAACATATGGGCTACATGCAGGTTCTGTGGAGAACCACATAGAATTTTATGGGTCTAACTTCAAAAAAGCAGGAAGTGGGATATTATCTCACGGTGATTCTGTTAAAGTAAAGCAAGGCATGCATTTTTGACATAGCTCATACAGACGGATCATAATAGAATGGAAAAATTCTACATCACTACTGCTATAGATTACCCCAATGCTTTGCCTCATGTCGGAACAGCGTTTGAAAAAATTGCTGCTGATGTGCAGGCTAGGTATCGTCGCATGGACAACTATGATGTTCATTTCTTAATGGGGAATGATGAAAATACTGCTAGTATATTAAAGTGTGCTGAATTGGCAAACAAAACCCCTCAAGTCTATGTTGATGATATCGCTAAAGAGTTCTGTCAAATTTGGGATGATTTAGATATATCATATACTAGATTTATTCAAACTACTGAAAAAGATCATGCCAATACAGTTCAGAATGTAATAATGGCTATTCACCGTAACCATCCTGATGCATTCTATAAGAAGCCTTATGTTGGCTTATACTGTGAAGGATGTGAAGAATTTAAAGGCAAAGCAAGTTTGGTTGATGACCATTGTCCCAATCATCCAAATAAAGACTTAAAAGAAATTAAAGAAGATCATTGGTTTTTTAATATAACTAAGTTTAAACAATTCATTATAGATTTTCATGACAATGATAAATACTTTCTTTCAACAGGCTTTAGGAAAGAGACAATAAACCTTATAGACGATTTAGAAGACCTTTGCGTAACCCGAAATATGGATTGTGGAATAAAGTTCCCACTTGACCCTAAATATAAAGTTTGTGTATGGTTTGATGCTTTATTAAATTATGTAACTGGAGCAGAAGGGCATTGGCCTCCTGTTCACGTTATTGGTAAGGATATAGCTAAGTTTCACGCTTTGTTGTGGCCAATCATATTACATGCAGCAGGGTATCCATTTCCTAAAGAACTAAAAGTTCACGGATTTGTTTGTCGCAATGGGAAAAAGGAATCTAAAAGCGATAATTCTATTAATTATTTAGAAGAATTAAAAAACAAATACAGTTCTGATGTTATTAGATATTATTTTATGAGCAAATGCAGTTTTAGTCAAGACAGCAGTTGGAGTCAAGAACAGGTTGATACTATTTATAAAGGAGAATTATCTGATAATTTAGGCAATTTATTAAGTCGTGTTTCAAGTATGGCTTATCAATATTTTCCTGATGGCATCCCCTCTGAAAATGTAGGCAAAAATACTTGGACCAGTGTTTTTTGGCACAATCGATATTGTGGATGTATGAATACATTTCAGTATGATGTTGCATTGCGTAACATATGGAGTCTTTTAGATAGAGGCAATGAATTAATTGAAGAACAAAAGCCATGGGAACTTTATAGAAATAAAGATTTCGTTAAACTATCTAACATTTTACGTGAGTTAATAGTATTATTAAAACTAGTATCTATATATCTGTATCCATTTATGCCAAAAACTTCAGTAAAAATATATAATTATTTCAAGATAAAACATTCTACTTACGGAGAAGCAGAAGAAGACGAAGAATTAAAGAACTTTGATATGGTTTGTTATATTTCTTTTTTAATGATATGCAGTAAAGATAATTCTTTTTTAAATACAGTTGGAAAATTAACAGTTTCTAAAGCTGTTTTAGTTAATGAAAAAATTGTTCCATTGTTTCCTAGAGTAGACTATTAAGGATATGATTATGAATTTTATAATTTTTTTAACAGAGGTGAGCAATAAAAATGAGCAATAAAATTAGAAGAAGCGGTCGAAGAAATTTGGGATCAAATATAAAAAAACAATATTTTGTAGATGATAGTCATGTTCCTCACAACCCTAAGGTTTAAAAAATGAATAAAAGAATAGGTTTATATGAATGGGAAGGCATGCATATCGAATCTGAAATGGGTACAGTTGGTATACCGTTAACTGATGAAGAAGGTAAAATACTGAG